GTAGCATCGACAGCACCATACCGCTTGAGTCCAGGGATCTTGAGCAGGTAATACTTGTTCTTGGCGTCCTCTGACTGCGCGAACTCCAAGTACATATTATGGCAGATCTCTCGCCCAATGGAGTAGTAAGGAGAAGCGTATGGCTTACTGCCTAAGCTAAGAACTGTGGTCTTGCTTGGCATTATACAACCATACCAGACATGAAGTTAATAGCACCCGAGTGACCATTGAGGTTGTTCGGCAGTACACCCAGTCGAGTAATCAGCATATGGTGCTTGATGTGCTTGATAGCTGAAGCAGCCTGCTGAACCACGCCTTCGCTAAGCTGACTGCCGTACAAAGGTGCCAGCTTCAGTGCCAGCCCGAGGTACAAGGCAGTGAAATACTCCGGTGGATCAATGAACGGGTCACTGATGTTCTCGTAGTCCGTCATGTACGAAGAGCCGATCACACGAATAGACCAGCCAGAACTCATGCCGGGGTACAGGTAGATGTTCATCAGCGGGTACTCATTGTCAATGTAAGCAGCCTGCGGAACAGCATAGATATTCTGGACTGTGATATTGCGATAGTCCGCATACGGAAAGATCGGCAGTGCCCAGTTGTTGTTCGCTGCGTTCGGAGTACCATTGATGATGGTGATGTTGGTGATGTCATTCGGGCGCACAGGGATGTCACCTGGAACGAGCCCATTCATGCCCAACGTGATGAACTGCTCGTTTCCGGTAGCAGTATAGGTCTGCTCGTACTTTTTGTAGTTCTTGACGTTAAGAGACCATTCCGCTCGCAGTCCATTGAGGAGCATCAGTGCTTCCTGCGAAACGAGTGGATCAACCGCATCACCTAGTCCAACGACACCAGTTACACGGAGAGCTTTGTGGATGATGTCGTAGCAGGTTAGTGAGCTAATCATGCCATGATTTAGTTAGTACAAACAAAAAGCCCCACATCAGAAGATGCAGGGCCAGTTGACCAATCCAGCGAGTAGCTGATTAGACAGGACGGACGCGCACGATCCAAGCCGGGAGAACCGTCTTGATTCCGTACATACCGTCGAAGCGGGACAGCATACCCGGAACGCCTGCACCGAAGGTACCAGTGGTACCGAAGGTGTCGTAGGACCGGATGAAGCGGAACTGGAAGCCATCAGCCTCGTCCTTGATGTTCTCGATCATGTCCTCAGAAGACTTCTTCGGAGTGACCATCTCGATGGAAGCTGCGCAGATCGCAGACTTGTGGAACACCAGCGACTCAACAGCAGTGGTACCAGTGCCGCCCTTGAGAGTAGTCGTCTTACCGACCACAGTAGCAGACACGTTCTGATACTGGCCGCCAGTGATGATCGCAGGCGAGACCACGAGAGTCGTGCCGTTGGTGATCGCAGTGACCTGCACCTGGAACGGAGTATCTGTCACAACCTTCGTCAGGGGGTTGACGATGTATGCGCCAGTGACCTCGTAAACGTCACCCTTCACGATACCAGCAGTTGCAGTCACAGTGACCGAGGAAGTCTCAGCCCAGCCGGAAGTCAGCTCACCAGCAGTGATAGCAATCGTACCGACAGATCCGTTGGTGTGAGCAACAAGCGACTGGGAGTACGAGAAGATGATACCATCGTAGGTTCCGATGAGACCCTTGCGGTACTTCTTATCGATCTCCATGAGCGGATTGAACAGCGTAGCCTGCGCACGAACCAGTCCAGCGTTGTAGGAGGTGGACAGAACACCGAAGATCTGACCGTCATCCGGGCAAGCCTGATCCATCAGCACCTTACGAGCCTGCGTGATAGCAGTCACATAGGTCGAGTCGGTAGCCGCAGTGTAGGTGACCATGTAACCAGCAGCGTTGGGGCCGACAGTACCAGGATCAGACGAGCCTTGCAGACCGTTGGTACCCGTGGCGGAGTTAATCACTGCATCAGCGATCGAAGCATCCAGCGTAGCGGCCAGAGTAGCGACAGAGGGCTTGATGAAGCGATCCGAGAACTGGTCAACACGCAGAGCCATGTCAGCGTCATTGAACGAGATCGGAGCAGTCACAGTGGAGTCGATCACCAGTGCAACCTTGGTCTCAGTCACTGCCGAGTTAGCAGCGTTCCAAGCGAGGTTGTTCTTGGTGACTGTCACCATCACGGGACGACGGATGCTGTAGGTCGCACCAATCTTCTGCTCGAACTTGTCACTGTAGGACCAGTCGATGTACTTGGCGAGAACGAGGTTGTTTTCCCAGATATCCAGCGATTCCTTGCTGATGATAAGGGAGTTGATCGTAACGGACATTATCTATCTCTCTTTCTGCTCCTTATGAGCCATTGTGATCTCAAGCTGGATGTATTGTGTTTACCTTGACTACCCATCTCCAAGTAATCTCGGGCTCTCAGTACATCCAGTCGATCGAGCAGATCAGAGAGGACGAATTGGATAGTCAGTTTTACAAGATGACTAGCTTATGCACAACATTTAGTACGCCACAATAACGCACCAATGGCCGCTATTGCTTACTTGTACCCATTAGCCTTGAATGCGCGGTACTCTTCCTTGTTCATCTTGGCGATGTCCTTGGTCGTTGCCTTGCCTCCACCCTTGACAGTGACAGGAATACCCTTCGGTGCAACCTTGGCAGTCGTAGTCAGTGCCGCAGGAACAGGCACATCATTACCACCAGCACTGGAGGCAGTCTGTCTACGAGCGGCCACATCAATCTTGGCGCTCAGACGGTTAATCATGCGTACAGCATCATCCGGAGTACCACGGAACAGCTTGGTCAGCAGCTCCTGATTAGTAACGATGTCATGGATAACCTCAGCCGCATTCTCATCAACCAACAGCTCACGGGCAACAGCAGGATGGAGGTTATGTGCGTGCTGGTCCAGGAAGCCGACAGCCTGTGCAATGTCAGGATTGTACTTGACAGCCTCCTCGACATTCTTGCCGAATCGGTCAATGATGGCCTCGTTCTGCTGTTGCTCCAGTCGAGCGATCTCGCGCTGCTGGAATCGGCTCTCGATATCAGCCACAGTCGCAGCCTTGATAGCCTCATCACGGTCAGCCAGATACTTCTCAACATCCTCGTAGTCCTCGATCTTGATGTCAGCCGGAGTCTTGATCTGGGCCAACTGTTCCTGCCGACTACGGTATGTGGCAAGCTCCTTCTCGTACTCTGCGAGCTGTGCTTGGTACGCTTTCTTCTCCTCATTAACCTCGCGGAACCGATCATAGGGGATAGCAGGCTTCCGCTTATTGTCAGCAGGAGCAGATTCCTCCTCATCCTTGATCTCCCAAGGCTTAAACTTCTCCGGTGTCTCGACTACAGGAGTATCTGGTGTCTCCTGCTCAACCTGCGAGCTGGTATCAGCAGGTGCGGTATTAGGTGCTTCAACGACTTCGGGTGCAGTGGTTTCTGTGCTCATACAACACATTTAGTAACCATGTAAACCGTGCTATCCAATCTAAGGCACAAGAAAGGCCGCTAATACTTTCGTACTAGCGGCCACCAATAACACTCAGTCTAAGATAACGCTACAGGATTACTCAGGCTTTGGCTTCTTGGCCCTTGGCTTCTTCTCGACCACGGGCTTCGGAGCAAGAGCGGCATTGAGCTGTGCCATCATTGCGTTGCTATCAGCCTGCACCGATAGCTTGTCGATCTCGTGGTCATGGTTCAGAGCCAGCATTTGCAGGTTCTGCCTGTGATCCACAGTATCTGCATCAGCCTCGATACCAGCCTTGATATCCAGCATCATCTGATCTGCGTCAGCCTTGACTTGGATCTGCTCTAGCTTCTGCTCACCGTCAACCTGCTTGAGTGCAGTCTGCAACTGAGCCTGCTGATCGGCCACAAATGTTGTCTTGCTCGCATCATGGCCAAGCTCCATCTCCTTGAGCCTCTGCTCATGTTGCATCTTGAGCAATGCCATCTCACGCTCGAACTGTGCTCTCTCACGCTGGAGCTGTAGCTCAAGCTCGTACTTGGTCTGCATTGTCTGTGTCTCAGCCTGTACCTTAACCTGTGCAACCTGCGTATCTGCCTGTGCCTTTGCACCAATCTCGGCCTGCTTGGTCTGCACTTGCTGTTGCAGAGCACCATGTTCCTGCTGTAGCTGTGCAAACTGGGCCTGCATCTCTTGAGCCTGCTGTGCTGCCTGTGCCAATTGAGCCTGCAACTGCTGGACAGCCTGCTCGCTCTTATCGGCATTGGTGCTATTGCTAGCAGCCAAGATGTTAGGGGCAATACCTGCCTTCAGTCGATCAGCCAGCTCATCCGCACCCACAAAGTCCATGTTACGGACAATCAAATCACCAGCCACTGACATCATATCGGGATACTTACCGACCAGCTCAACCAGCTTATCCGCAGTCTCAGACCTCTGACTCTCGTAGCTTGCACCGGAGCTAATCGTAACGAGGTACTTGCCACGAGTAAGATCGTGCATCACCTGCTCGCCATTATCAATGTACTCTTGATTAAGCGGCACAGTGGTCACATTGCCATCGAGGCCCATGATCTCACGGATATGCGGATAATCGTAGACCTTGGGGATCAGATCAACGAGTACCTTGCCCTCGTACCTAATCAGCTCATTGAGCTTATCAGCATACTCGAATGTACCAATGTTACCTTGGCTAATCTGCAATTGAATAGCCTTACCCGACTGACTCGAAGGAACATCAGCCAAAGGATCGCGGATACCAATGGTCATCCGGATATCCTCATCCGTCTCCTTACTAGCTTCCATCAACCCAGTAGGAGGTGCAAGCGGATCAATACGCTGCGGCTTGCCTCCAGACGAAGTCCCGTTATAAAGCAGG